ATGTTTGACCCATTTCATAAATCTGCTGTCCTTGAGCACGCTCATTGGGATCATTAGAATAGGATAGTTGTCTACCATGCTGTTCAATAGCTTTAATGTCATTCTCTTTCATATCGAGAATGGCTTGCTGCTGATCTTTAGCAAGATTTTGGAACTGTAGGGCATTAGCACGATCAAGGCCTAGTTGGCTAGTTTGATTGGTAAGACCTCGCGTAGTATTAACACCACGTTGTTGGTCAACCAAAAGAGGATTCAAGGCGGAAGCCTGTTGGTTTGCCAAAAACCCCTCTTGAGTTTTGTTAGCTTCTTGGGCTAAGTTCTGTTGTTGGAACTGTTGTGCTAAGCCTTGGTTCTCTTGGGCTTGTTGATATACCCGAGGATCACCATAACCATATGTAGCTTGGAGTGTTTCTAGGGTTGGAAGTTCATTTGCCATAATTATGCCCACTCATAAGAAGAAGATAGAGGAGCTGGTTCCTGTTGATAAGAAGGAGCATTCCAATCGTTGTACATACTCTTTAAGCCAGAATAAGCCTGCTGTCCTAAGCCCTGAACACCCTTATTACCAAGTAATTGGGCAAGAAATTGTCCTTGTGCTGCTTGTCGATTTTGATTAGCTGTTTGTGCTTGGGTATTGGTCAAGTTACTTGATTGTCCCAAACTAGACATAGAATTCGCAACCGTAGGCGCCAATGCAGCGAGACGAGCTTGGAGTTCAACAGCGCGTGTACCATATTGACTATTACGACCGGCCTTAGCGTCTTGACGAGCAAGCTGTTGGGCTAGTTGTTTAGCATAGGGACTATCTGGAGCATACATATTCTGCAACCCACTCATTTGAGATTGGAGTGCTTGTTGTGTTTGCTGGGAATTTTGTGCTAGCTGATTAGCTTGTTTGTTTGCTTGGTAACTACCATATAGTTGTCCAGCCAGCTGACCCCAATTAGTACCACCACCCCCAGCAGCAGAAGGTCCAGCAGTAGTACCCGCATTCTGTGCAGAAGCAATACCAGCAGCCATAGGACTACCTTGTCCATAGGGACCAATAGAAGCATTTTCTCTACTTGCTTGGTTAAATCCTGCATTAGCAAGACCACCAAAGGCTTGTGAACCTAGTTGTGCACCAGCAGCACCAGCAATACCCCCGCCAACCACTCCACCCAGCATACCAGCAGCTTGTGTGCCAACTGAGGCAGCAGGATCATTGCTACGCATAGCATTGTATCCCATACCTAGAGCTGTGCCAACAGGACCGGGTGCAGCCATGCCTAGAACTGATGCCCCAACATCTTTGCCCTGAAGGGCGTTGATACCTAAATTAGCAACAGCACCGTAGGGGTTTAAGTTCATAAGGGTACGTGCAAACTTTACAGCAGGATGATCCATAAAGGATGTTTCTTTATCTGTCCCTGTAATACCCATACCACTAGTACCCATACCAAGCATACCCAAGTTATTAGCAGATTGTTGTGATACCTGCAATCCCTGCGCGGAAGGAGAGGATGTATTCATACCCAAACCATACTGGCCCGGAGTGTAACCTGTATCAAACATATCGGACAAAGAGTAGTTACCGATATCGTTGGAAGTGGCTCCTGAGAACCCAGCAGCACCTTGGCCCAAAGTTCCACCAAAACTATAATCAGAAGAGGGACTAAAGCCAATGTTGTTTGTGTCTATTTGTGAAAGGGTTGTGTTTGGGTTAAAGCCCTCTACAGTACCTACACCCAGACCATAGTTACCCCAAGGAGAGGAGCCACCACCACCGGAGCTATTTGAGTACCCACCAACATTTCCAGAGGTTCCTCCATAGTTCTCACTAGATCCTGTTGAATAACCACCATAACTATCCCCATCGCCGTAAGCCATAATTTATCCTTTAAGCACTAATATTATCTGTAACCGTTAAGATTATAGAAGGAATCGCCGGAACAGGAGCAGTCGCTGTTAAGGCAGTAATTTGACAACCCGTGTCATCTGTTGACCAAACTAACTCAAAGTAATCATTTGCAGTAAGACTGAGTACAAAATTCCAAGAGGCTACAAGAGCAGCACTACTTCCTGCTAGGGTAACTTCAGTGCCACTGTTAGCGACGTTAGTTCCATTTATGCGGGGCCAAATCCAGACTTTCTTAGCTGCGGCAGCGGTCTTGTTTAACTGAACAGAGAACTGAAAATCATATACACCAGTAGCAGAACAAACAATACGTGAAGTAGGTGTACCAACAGTAACACCATGTGAGAGGTCTGTACTATTAAAAGTAATAGGATAAGCAGTATTGATTACAGCAGCAGTTTGAGTAGAGGTATCGTGGAAAACACCATACTTAGGATCACGGGCAATCAGTGCTTGTACAGCAGTATGCTCAGTGTTCGTAAGATGATAATGTTCTCCAGCAGTTCCACCTTGGATACTGGTTAATAAAGAATGGGCTTTAGATTGTAAGTCTGCAATAGAACTCCCTGCTTTATTAATTACTGACCATGCAATAGAACCACCAGTAGAAAGATAAGCATTGAGTTTGTTATACCAATCTATCCAAACAAAGTCACCTGATGCAGCTCGCGTAGGAGGGGGAGGTAATCCACCAGCCATTATTGTTGTCCTTTATTAAAGTCCATTTCCAAACCTTCTAGTCGAACAAGATGTGGTAGACTGTAGCGTAACCGGAAAGCTCGTCTACGGAAAGTTCCCAATTGTCTTACAACAGGAAAATCATTTGTATAACTAAGCAAACGTGGTGTGCTCCAAGTGTTATAATCATCGTCCGACCAGTCTAGATAGAAGGAATTCTCTGTACCAAGACCATCAGGAATATCACCAAGGATACTTACACGAGATAGAAACTTCCTGTTGATTGTGTCGTAGTCTACTTTGTTTGTTGTAACTTCACATCGAAATGCTGTGAGGTTATCCTTAAAATAAGAGGCATTCATCTTATAGATGTTTGTACCAACTTTATCTAAGATATAAGCAGAACCATCCAGACCGTCAGAGGCAAACTGTCCGATGAAGGGAGACTCACCATTAACACCACTAGCCCACTCATGCCAGAGTTTAGTATCAAAACTATACACAAGGGTTCGTGTAGTTAGCACCAAGATATAAAGCTTCTGTCCACTTACACGGATAGAGTAAGCAGTAGCGTTCTGTAGATTAGTTCCTTCTGCTAACAAAGCATGTTTAATCGCAGGAGTTCCAATTTCTTTCTCTTTGAAGCCATCAATGGTCCACACAGTATTACCACCATTACCAGTAGCACCGATCAGGATAACTTCTTTTTCTGTTTGTACAACTGTATTACCTGCCACAGTACCAAACTGTTGAACAGCAGCATCATGCCGTGCTAGGGGTGTTCCAGTAGCAGTGGCTGCATCATAGAAGTACTCAACGCTATTACTACCAACCGCGTAGATATAGTTATTATTCTTTGTTAGGGCTTTAATGGTATCTGGGTACATCTCAGCAGAGATATAGTCACCAACTGTCCATAGAGTGGGATCATCTAAGTTACTATTGTAGATATCCTGTGTTCCTGATTTAGCAAGAAAGAGATAACCGTCTAAGAAGATAGGATCTGGTAGGTGAGGAGAAGGGAAGTCTCCTACAACTGGAATCATAGTGGGTGCTACTGATGGACTAGAGAAGACATAGCCATTAGTACCATCGACCAAGACCAAAGTGACCAGCCCTAAAGAAGATACAAATTCTGTGAAGCCTACTTGACCGGTTGAGGTGGCAATACTAGATAGTAGAACACCATTGACGTAGATCTTATCTGCCACCACAGAGATTACATAACCCACACCAGCTACTGTCCAGTAGTAAATACCACGAGCCACTCCGGTGTTAACTGTGTAAGCTGAGACCATACCGGGGCGGGACTTAATGAAAGCCTTCTTAGTTTCTTGTGTAGGACTATCGTGAAGCTCCACCATCATGTTGACTAGCCGATAATCCTTTGTGAGGTCTACACCATTTCGTTGCTGTAGATCACCTACAAAACTCATACGAGTTGTATCATAGGTGTTTTGTTGGGGGTTACGATTAAAAGCCATTTAGTGTTTTCCTGACCAATCTGGTTGTATGTACATCGACCCCTCTTCGACTCCATACATCAAAGCTTGTTGATGGAAGAACTCAGCTTCCTTAGACAAGGTAGAACGATCTTGTACTGGAAGACCGTACTCAGACGACAACCGCCAAGCAAGACCATAGATCATAGCTTCTGTCCAATAGGAAGGGAAGTCAATATCATCGGTACTAACAACCATGTCCTCAAAAGGACGTTGGTAAACAATGGTAATGGTTGTTGTGCTATCATTCGGGATAGGCCACAAGTTAATAGTACCTTGGGTAGCAAGAGGTTGATAGTAAAGGTTGATTGGAACACCAGAACTGATGGTTAAGGGAAGGATGTTGTAATTATAATTGGTATAAATATTCATAGGAACATTTACACTATTAGTTTGATTACGATAGGCCTGAACAATCTTGAGTGGTGCTGGAGTAGCTAACGCCATACCATTGCCTATAATATAAGCAGCTTGTCCAGAGATCACAGAGAAAGTATACTTCTTCATTGCCCAGACAGGCATACCATCGGCTTGGAAGCCTTTAATCATGGCATTCAGAGCCTCGGCTGCGTTGGTGACCTCATAGGCAGCAGGAGTGCTCCCACCCGCTAGAACAGCCAGTTTACGTAGTGCACTATTGATAATTCCATCACGATTAAGTGTCCACGAAGCTACGCCTGATGTACTCATATTAAGATACCTTTATTTGTGTGTTGTGGCTGCTACACCGTTTAATTTTTCTAGGGTACGAAAACCACCCAAACCCAGCATACCTAAAAGCAGGGGCATCATCTCAGACAGATCCGCAGGAGACACTGGGACAGTAATACCTAAAAGTACAAGGACTACTTTAGCTATGGGTAAAAGTAACCAGTTCCACATACAGCCAAAACCACAGACCCACATGATAAAAGGTCTTGCACCCGACACAAAGATAGAGGGGGATTTGGCCTCCTCTTTGTTGATATCTAGTTGACCCTGTACTACCACGACAGCAGCAGCTAGTTGTTGTTTTTCAGCTTCTGACTTATCAGGCCAAATTTTACCAACGATGGTATTTGCCAATTCAGAAACCGCCCCAAGTCCGGTAATATCAGTCATCACACATGCTCCTGCAAAAAATCATCAATGGAATGACTGGTGATTGAGGTATGAGGAAAAATACCAGACATTGTATTCTTTCAGGAAAGCTCATAAACGCCGGAAAACCGAAGTCCCATCGGGGCTGGGAAGTCAGCAACATTTACGCTTGCAGATACAACGCTCACACCTGATTTTATAAGGGTTCCCGTAGTGCTATTTGGTGCAATCCGTAAAAACAGTTGCGTGTATCCTGCCCCCAAGGCGATATTGTCAAACTCGCCAATAGATATGTACTGATAATAATTTGTCTGATTACTTGACTCAAATGGAAGCCCTGTGACGCTTACAGCACCAGCACCAAGCGTGCCTTTTGCAATCGACATAAACCCATGTACGTAGCAGTGTTTGCCAACTACAGAATAATGTCCGTCTGCATAGGTAACTGCGCCTTGTGATCCTCCACCCGAGGACGCAAATGTAGGAGTCCAAGAAACTCCATACTCTCCAACGATGTCAGAATACTTCCCAGTGACTACTGCACTTGTATTTACTAATGTACAGCCGATACGGGATGCAATAGTGGTACTGTTAATCGTACCAAACATCCCAACAGCAGACGCGAATGCAACGCCGTAGAAGCTATTGCTGGTTGTCCCTGCCTGCACATTTACGCCACGCAAATACCCACCGTGAAACGATGCGCCATTGCAAGTTGACTCAAGTACTACATTGTTTGTAGCTGCATTTGAACCTGAGCGAACGCCGTGATAAGAATTGTTGTTTCCAGAGTCAGAAATGTCTTTGCTAGTGTTGCTCTCAAAATCTATGCCATAAACATTGTTTTCAAAGCTGTTTGCAGAAAATGCAATTCCTCGCGCATTTCCTTCTGATGTTCCACCCCAGAAGTTGGAGAACTGCACATTATTACCATAAATTCCAGCGTCAGAAACGCCCTCAATTATTGGGTATATGTCACAGGCCGCGACATACTCACCAGCCCCTCGCTGGTCTAGCCATAATCCATAAGTTGGCTGTAAAACAAATGCCCCTGTATTAACCGAGCATTCATGCCGCAACTGCGTACATACAGCGAAGTTAACCCGGCACCCTGTCACACCATCTTTCGTGTCAATATTGATATTTGAGTGGTGTACAGACCGAATAAATGCCACGTCTGTAGTAGTAGCATTGCCTTTAACTTTTATTGGCGTGTCACCACCAAACACTACACCATATAGACTACCACTTACTGCACCTCCGTCAATTTGTAGGCCGCGCCCAGAATTGGTGAAATGCAGTGTTACCAAACCTGTAGGAATGATTCGGACGTTGGAGTGTGAAATAACCCAGCTTGATCCTAGCTTGTATGTACCTGCGGGTATGACAAGTGCTAGTCCGCTTGATACTGAATAAGCGTAAGCATTTGCAAACGCAGAGTAATCGTCATTTGCATCGTCCCCAACTGCACCGTACCGTTTAACGCTAACACCTTCACGCAACACAGTCTCAACATCAGTCTCAACAGCCCCAACACCGGCAGGCATATAAGACACAGTGGAAGCATCATCATTAAATGTCTTAGTATTAACATCATTCAACCACGCTGACGTAATGGTTGTTCCTTGGGTAAACGTAGTTGAATTAGTCATCTTTATGGTCTATCTTGTTTAGTATCGAGTTTAGCATCTATCTTATCAAGTTTAGTAAATAGAGCATTAGAAAGTTTATCGAGATCGTCACGCTTAACGTAAGACCCGGCGACTAGAAGTTCAATATGCTGAACCGCTTTGATTAGATCAGCGTCAGCGGTCTTAAGGGCTTTAATAGAATCATTGAGACTATTAAGAATCCATGCCCCCATAAAGCCGATAACACCGATTATACTATTAATTAAAGTTTGGTTTTCCATCATATTTATGACTCTGGTCTTAGGTCTAGTCCAGAACCTAATGAAATTGAAAGGGGATCTTTGTCTATCCAAAGAGTTTCTTCTGCATACGATCCTATAGAGGCATCTAAGCCAGTACGAGCACAATCTGCTGTACCTATGTCAGCCTTGCCTACAATCTCACGAACTGAGCAGATATTACTAAGATAGACATCAGCAACAGGATAAGGACGGGAGAAGTCTACGGTAATCTTTTCCTTTTGTACACGGAGGAAGTCCGATGGATGGCGGTTCTCGAAGTCTTCTTTACAGACCATGAGACCACGCCAATCACGTTTGAGATCTAAGGCTTTAAACTTGAAACCACATACATCACATAATGCATTCCAGTTACCAAAAAGAAGATGGTTTTTCATTTATATTCCTCAAAGAGCGCGTTCTTCCCATCGAAGTGTGTATAACATTTGTGCAGCATCATTGACAGTTAAACCACCCGTAATGGTACTGAAACGTCCATAATAACTTCCAGCAGGAAGGCCTCGTTCTGTAGCTTGGATGCCTACATTGAGAGCTTGTCCATTAGTAGAGGCTGTTCTAAGGAGCATCAGATCAACCGGAACACCTCCAGTAAAGGAGCCCCCGGTTTCTACAACAACTTGTGAGGTGTAGACTGGTATTGGACGTTCTAGCATACGATTTACGCCAATACTAGGGAGAGTTGTCCAACTGCCTGAAGGAGTAATTGCACCAGTAAAGATCTCTAGGCGGAGCGCACCTTGAGTTAAGGTTAAAGTTTGTTGCCATAGAATGAAATCTATGGGACTGACAAACCTAAAAGAAACGGATGGTCCGGCGACTGGGATAACACTCTCTAAATAGGTGCGGAACATTCTTCCAGCAAAGAAACCTACTTGCTCGTTTGAAGCAGTAGGAGTTCCTGTTGAAGATGAGTTTAATATAGAGGACATATTACCCCACTACCCAAACAGAAGCGTTTTTAAATACGGGGGTTACAACAGACCCTCCTCCCACTAATCCAGCCAGTAAAACTGGGGCAAGAGCATCTGTGACATATGCACGATCTCCCACAAGACCTGTTGGGAGTGTGGCTACAGTATAACCGTTGAGTTGTGTAGAAGGTTTCCCAGTTATGGGGGGATTGGTTAGTATAGGCATTTAGACGCCTTAAACACAAGTCAGAACATTAACTGTCCCAGCATTGGCCGTCACCCGTGCCCGAATAAATTTCCAAGGAGCGTCTGTAGTAAACCCATCAGAACCAGCGCCCGCGAGTGTCACTGTACCTAGAGCTGTAGCAACAGCGTTCACACCATCATTAGATACTTCTATAACTACTGTGGCTGCTGCTGTGGCAACCACTTGAATTGTGCTTTTAGGAGCATCTTTAAACATCCACGCTCCTGTTACTGTTGCAGCAGTTGATGCAAGAATATCAATAACACGGCCAGACTTAACAAAAACATTTTGACTCATATAATCTCCAAAACCAAACCTAAAAAAGGGGCACGTGGCCCCATTTAATTTTATCGAACGTAGTAGATCGACAGATATAGCTCACCAGAAGTAGGTGTACCAGTAGTAGCCAATCCTGCGGCCCATACTTGAATATCGGCAGAGTAGGGAAGACCATAGTTCTGCATAATTCCAATGACTGGAGAAAGAACAGAGTTAACACCAGCAGCACCAAAGGCAGCGGCGTTAGCAGCCATCAGTTGAGCACCACCAGAAGCCGTACCAAGAGCAAGAGTAGCAGCAGAGACAGAACCACCAGCAAGCTGTGTTTTGACCCACAACTTCATATCCAAGATAGTAGCATCTGCGGGAAGCACAGCCACAAGAGTATTGGTTGCCGTAGTGACTGTGAAGTTAGCAGAGGTAAGTTTAACTACCTTGATAACTACATCCTTAATGTTACTCGTTGCTGTTGGGCCTGTACCAGCAGCGGGATCGCCGACTGCTACTTGACCTTGTACAAAATTAATTGCCATTTTATTCCTTTAAAAAGGAGCTAGATTTCTCTAGCCCCTTATTATTTCTTAGGCACCAGCCGAGCCATACAGACCACGTGGGTCAGTCCAGCCGAACGAGTAACGAGCGGTAGCCTTGAACTTAGCGTTCTCGGTATCCCAATCATTATCCATATCGAACTGATCACCACGACGTTCAAAGTACTTCATACCGTGAGGCA